ATAATATTTAGATGCGTCATACATATAAAAATAATAACTCGTTCCAATATACAAGGAAAGAAACAAAATATGACATTAGAATTGAAAAAATGGGATATGAAATGGATTACGTTTCGTTCCGATGAAAATAAAGGTCCTGTTATTGTTTTAATCGGGCGGCGTGATACTGGTAAAACGTTTTTAGTGCGTGATTTATTATTTTTTCATCAAGATATTCCTATAGGAACCGTGATTTCCGGGACAGAAGCTGGTAATGGATTTTATGCGGCACATGTTCCGAAACTCTTTATTCATAATGAATACAGTTCGGTTTTAATAGAAAATATATTAAGAAGACAAAAAACGGTGATGAAACAAATGCAAAAAGAAGTCGAAACCTATCGTAGAACGACCATTGATCCAAGAACTTTCGTGATTTTAGACGATTGTTTGTATGATAACTCATGGACGCGCGATAAATTAATGCGACTTCTCTTCATGAATGGAAGACATTGGAAGGTCATGTTAATCATCACAATGCAATATCCCTTAGGTATTCCTCCCACACTGAGAACGAATATCGATTATGTTTTTATTTTGAGAGAACCATACATGACCAATCGAAAACGAATCTGGGAGAATTATGCAAGTATGTTTCCAACATTGGAATCTTTTAATTCTGTCATGGATCAGACCACCGAAAATTACGAATGTTTAGTGATAAATAATAATGCAAAATCAAATAAATTACAAGACCAAATATTCTGGTATAAAGCTGAAAATCGACCCGATTTTAAATTAGGATCAAAAGAATTCTGGGAGATATCCAAAGGATTAGGATCAGATGACGAAGATGAAGCGTATGATCCGTCAAACGCAAAAAAGAAGAAACCTGGATCACAAATAACGGTGAAAAAAAATAAATGGTAAAATAAAAATATATTATATATAATAAATGACCACTGTATCTCTGAATATAATTAATAGTGCAAATTTTACTATTTTTGATAATGGCGATTTTACGAGAATCAGAGGTATGGCAAGTAGTAATGATGGATCAAAAATGTATGTAGTAATAAGTGGTGGTTCTGGAATTGTGAAATCTACAGATTATGGTGCAACGTGGAATATAGTTTCTAATACTGGAGGAACATCCATAGCATGTAGTTCAGATGGAAGAATTATTTATGTCGCAAATTTAGGAAATGGGCTTTATAAATCTACTGATTATGGAAATACTTGGAGTTATGTAACACAAGGACAATCGTTAAATAGTATTGAGAGTGATTACAGCTACACCACTAATAATATATATCAATTAGCTTGCGATGCTTCTGGAACTAATTTAATAATGACAACGAATTTGGCAAAGGTGATTCATCTATCAACGGATGGAGGTGCAACTTGGACAGGATTATATAATATACCAGGAGCAGATAGTCAGCAAAGTCCAGTAACTTTAGCAAGTAATGTAGATGGTAGTGTTTTTTATGCGGCTTTCAATAATACTGATAGAAAAATATATAAAAGCACAGATAATGGAACTACTTGGAATATTATAAGCACTCTTGGAAATATAGGTGGACCATTTAGTAGTTTATCTACGAATCTGACAGGAGATTTTTTATTTGCATGCGATGGTTCAGGTAATACGGATATTTTTTACGAAACTCATTCTTCCTCTGCAGTATTATATGCTATCGATGGTAGTTTATTTACAACATCTGCAACCTATAATAATGGAAATAATATTCTAGTTATGAAAAACAATGCAACTCAAACATTTTCAGTAAATAATCTGTTTCCACCTGGTCCTATTCCAGGTTATGTTGTCCCATGTTTTAAAGAAGATTCTAAAATTTTATGTTTCCAAAATAAAAAAGAAAAGTATGTGAAAGTCCAAGATATCCGAAAAGGAGATTTAGTAAAAACGTTATTACATGGATATGTTCCAGTAGATATGATTGGAACTACGAAAATATATAATTCTGGAAATAATCTGAAAAGTCCGAATAAATTATATAAATGTTCCACTTCTAAATATCTCGAATTATTTGAAGATTTATATATTACTGGATTTCATTCTATTTTGACAGAAGAAATCACAGATGAACAACGAGAAAAAACGGTTGAATTTGTAGGAGATATTTATATTACGGATAATAAATATAGATTACTAGCTTGTATCGATGAAAAAGCAGAACCATATTTAGAAGAAGGCCTTTTCAATATATGGCATTTAGCATTAGAAAATGAAGATTATTATATGAACTATGGTATTTATGCGAATGGACTTTTAGTGGAAACTTCCAGTAAACGTTACATGAAAGAACATTCTGGTATGGTGTTGATTGAGTAAATTTTTAGATAAATATAAATTATTTCATTGTGATAATTTATATTTTATTTTTCTATTCTATTCTATTCTATTCTATTAAATTCATATCCGAAAGTTCTTTCATAGATCGTTTACTGGAAGTTTCTACTAAAAGTCCATTCGCATAAATACCATGATTCATATAATAATCATCATTATCTAGAGCTAAATGATACACATTATAATTGCCAGGGGTTTCATATATAGAAGTTCTCTCATCTATACATGCTGGTAAACGATATTTATTATCCGTGATATAAATATCTCCATTCACCTGAATAGACATTATTTTTTCTTCTTCTGACATTTCCTCTACTAAGATAGAATGACATCCAGTAAGAATTAGATCTTCGAATAATTCGGGATATTTAGTAGTAGAACATTTATATAATTGTTGTTTTGTTCTCTTTTTATCACAGGCATGATAAATTTCTCTAGCACCAATCATACATACAGGAACATATCCATGTAATATCGTTTTTACTAATACCCCTTTACGAATATCTTGAATAGGAACATAAATTTCTTTGTCTTCTTTTAAACATAATATTTTACTGTCTTTTTTAAAACACATGGGGTATGGATAGGTTAGTGTATATTTATATATAGTGGTAATTCGTCCAGTTAATAGTTTTGCTCCACTAGAATAAGTAGATAATACCCCAAAATTAGAAGTATTTGGTGAAGTTATTAAGGTTGGAACAGAAGTTGGACTAGAGAAAAAATATAAACCAACACTGTTAACAGTTGCATATATTTTAGTTCCAGTAGAATCGCATGTAATAGTAGACCAATTTGCAGTAAAACTACTAGTTAAAATACTCCATGTAGTGCCACTATCTGTCGATGTATATATATTACTATCTACACCACTAGGAGCATTATTCGGACCAACAATAGCGAATAAAATAGTTGCATCTGAATTACAACATAAAGTGTAAATATAAGACGAGGTTCCTGCAATTAAAACAGAGTTCCATGAAGTTGTTCCATTTGTAGAAATATAAACATAAGAACTTCCCCCTTGTAAAGAAACAATGACTGTATTTCCATTGGTATTACATGCAACTGCACGTATATATGGACCTCCATTAATTGCTGTTAAATTTGCAAATTCTAAATTGTTAAAAGTTATACCATAGTTAGTAGATTTAAAAAGACCTCCTCCTACCCAACAAAAATATACAATGCTTCCATCCAAATTACATGTAATCGAACTAAGTTGTGCAGATACAGCACTATATGTTTTAGTCCAATTTACACCAAAATCAGTGGATCTGTAAACACCATCATTGTCAATAAGACTATATATATATGCACCATTTTCACTTGCAGTTATACCTTTAATGGATCCTATATTAAAAGAACTATCTAAAGTAAAATTTACACTCATGTTATATATAATTTAATATATAAATTATGTATAACCTTCTAAACAAAAATTTTAGTATAATACGTCCATAATCCTAAACCAACAAAACATTTAGAAGCCAAATCTAAATAATTATAAAATATATTCTTATATTCTTCATTAAATAAATAAACGACTCCATACATGCTCCATAAGAATACAAATGTCCCATATATTATGTAATTATCTAATCGGTATTTAGGCATTACAAATTGAATAAATATAATACTATACATTGCAAAGAACGGCATAAATCCGAACAGACTAGTAATGATTTTATCCCAATGGTATACTTCACCAAAAAAACCAATCGCTAACATACTAAAATTCATCAGTATAATCAAAAGATAAATACTCAATTGTAATGGTTTACCTATGTTACTTCCTAGAACTAAACATAAGGTTAATAACATTAATGGAGTAGTAATAGCCCAATCCATATATCTGGTTTTGGTAATAGATTTCCAATCAAACTCTTTATTTTTATTCTCTTCTATTTTAGTAATAAATAATGAATAAAAATAACTAGCAATAATAGAAATACATGTTTCTAAATTGAATATATGCCGAATCATTGGATTCTGTGTTCGGATTGCTTCAATGAATGTTATTGTTCCAGTGGTTAATAATACCATAAATGTAACAGTAAAAGAATATTGCACATATTGATGCATAGTTATGGTGTCACTATTTTTTTCGGGCATTATATAATTTATGTATAAAAATAAATTATATTTAATTATATCTCATATTTTAAACATTATTTTTCTTAATTTCCTCTGCAACATCTCTTTCTTCGAAATTGACATTCTCTCTAACACCTACTAGGTTTCCATTTTCATCCATAGTTTGAGTCAATGTATTTCCGGTCTTTTTCGCTAATTCAATGTTTGCTTCAATCGCCTTCTTTTTACTTTCAAACACACGTTTATCAAAATCATCTTTAGCCTTCTTTTCATTCTTCAGTTTCTCATGATGTAATTGATTTAGCTCATCTTCCATGAATTCAATACGCCCCGTTTTATATGCATCTGGATCTAACGGGGTCCATACAAAATTACGACCTACTAAAATATCATGATGTGGAACACTTTCACGGATTTGTTTAGCATATCTTTCAGCTTCTTCCGTTGTAGGAAAATTACCAATATTTACAAATCCACGAACAGAAGTTTGAAAACCGTGTTCTTTTTGAAACATTTCGGATAACTTATCTTCATTCTTATCTAGAAACGTCGCAAAATCTCCTTGGACATCTTTTGCCTTTAGCATGTTTTCTTCCTCTTGGACAAATTGTTTAAAATCTTCCAATAACGTATCTACCTTTAAATTATATTTAAAAGAAACAAATTGTAAGAAATCGGAGAATTGAGA